TGATTTTAAATCGTGCGGTTGTTACTGAAAACGGAACTTCAGGAATTGAAACTCAAAGTTTTGTTGATGCAGTTTATGCAAACACAATTCTTGATGAACTTGGTGTTACTCGTGTATCATCTACAACTGATCAACGTATTCCAATTTTGGGTGCGGTTACAACTCAATGGGAAGGTGAAACTGATGCAGCTGCTGATGGTGGTTCTGCAATGAGCAAAAAAGACCTTGCACCAAAAAGACTTGCATCTTATGTTGATTATTCAAAACAAGCTGCAATGCAACACAACGAATCACTTGAATCAGCATTGAGAAACTCAATTGCACAAGCGGTTGGAGCAAAAGTTGAATATGCTTTATTCACTGATGATTCTGCAAATGGTTCTTATGATTATTTAGGTAACGGAAAAACTCCAGTGACAAATGCAAACATCACAAACTTAATGATGGCATTAGTTGAGGAAGTTCAATCTAATAACCACAACAGAGGTAATTTAGGATTTGCAATCAGCAACGATTTATTTAGTGAAGTTTATACTGCTGCACAAGTAAGTGGTGTTAATCCATTAATCATCAACGAAATGATTATGGGAGTAATGGCTAAGTTCTCAAATCAAATTGCTGACATAACTAACCCAGCGGTTTATTATGGTGACTTCTCAAAAGTTCAAATTGCACAATTTGGTGGAGTTGAAATTTTGGTTGATCCTTACACACAAGCGGTAAGCGGAACAAATAGATTAATCTTAAATTCTTACTGGGATGCTGCACTTATTCAAGATGCTGCAATCAGTGTTGGAACTTTCGGATAATTCATAAATAGTAATTAGTTAAATATTTAAAGAGGGTGGGTTTTGCCCATCCTCTTTTTTTTTAAAAGCAAATGATAAGAAACAAAAAAATAACAAGCTATACACCAGAGGTCAATTGGGGTTTGACTTTGGTTGAAGCAAAAAGACATTTAAATATATTGGATTCATCGTTTGATGATTTAATAAACGATTACATAGCATCGGCACATTTGATGTTATGGAACGAAGCTGGTTTGCTTATCAAAGGCGGTGTGACTGGGTACATGATTGAATGGGACGATTTTAGAATTGATGTCAATCCTTTGGATACCTTTTCAATTTACTATTATGATTCTAACAATACACGTACATTGTTGGATTCATCAAAATACATTGCAACAAATGGACTTTATTCATATGTTGAAATGAAGGACAATTTACCAAACTTGTATGATCGTGACTTTCCAATTGAGATTGAAATAACAACTTTGGCGAATACTGATGACATGATAAAACAAGCATTGCGAATGATAGTTTCAGATTTCTTTGAGAATAGACAAAGCACAATTGTTGGAAGCAATATGCATAATTTATCACGTGGAACTAAATTCCAAATGTCAATGGTTAGCCAACGAACTGAAATATGAACATTGGGAGGTTAGATAGAAAGATTGTGATTGAGTCACAAACGTTTTCAACCAATTCAATTGGTGAATACACTGCAAGTTGGTCAACGTATCACACAACGTTTGCAAATGTGCAACGTGGTTTAGGTAATGAAAAAGTTGAAGCGGACCAAGTGACATCCACAAGCAAGGTAAAATTTAAGATTCGTTTCTTTGATGGAATTGATGAATCAATGCGGATTTTATACAACACAAAATACTATGATATTTTAGACATCCAAGAACTTGGTCGTGAAGGTCTGATGATAAGTGCAAATAAAAAACTATGATAAAGTTTGAAAAAATAGAGGGGATTGCTGATGTATCTCGACAAATAACTTCACTTGCTGATGACAAGATGAAAAGNAGTGAGATTTTAAAAATATTAAGAAGGCAAGTCAAACCTTTATTGCGTGAAGTAAAAAATCAAACACCAGTTGCACAAAAAATCTTGCAAGTTAGAGATCGTAAATATTCAATTGGTAATTTGCGAGATTCAATGAAAATAAAAACATCAAAAATGAAACATTATCCAAATGTTTTGGTTGGTCCAAAAATGGGAGGCAAAAAAAACGACAAAACAAACCTTGCTGATGGCGATGGTTTTTATGCATTTTTTATTCAGTATGGATATGCTGGGACAAGGCATTCAGGTTCAAACAAAATTCCAGCAAGAGATTTTATTCATGATGCATTTAAAAAAGTTGGTGCAAGTGTAGAAAGAAATACAAGTAAAGATTTAGAACGTTATATAAATAGAAAAATTAAAAAATTAAATTTATGAGAATAGAATTAACAACGGATTATGCAATCCACACAAGAACATTGCCTGAAGGATCACAATTGCGTGTATCAAATAAATTGGGAAAAGAATTGATTGACTTAAAAGTAGCAAAAGCACTTGATGGTTTTACTTTTGAAGAAGAAATTGAACACATTGTTGAAGTGGCAATGGAAAATGAAGAACTTCCAAAAGTTAAAAAAGTTACAAAAAAGAAAAAATCTAATAACTAATATTGTATAAAAATTAAGGAAATAAAAAAATGGGAATATTAAACGGAACTCTCGCAAAAATTCAAGTTGGTGGGACAACGATAGCACACTTGACATCAAACTCATTGACATTTGATATGTCAACAAGGGACGCAAGTACAAAAGATTCAAACGGATGGAAAGAAAGTCTTGAAGGACAAAAATCATTTAGCGGTTCAGCTGAAGGATTTTTTGCTGAAGATGCAACTTACGGATATGAAGATTTGTTTGATGTATTTGCAGCAAGAACATTAGTAACTGTAACATGGACAACTGATGTGACTGGTGACAAAGAATATAGTGGCTCATGCTACATCACCTCACTTGAAAAAACTGATGGACTTGAGGAATCAAGCACATTTTCAGTATCATTTGAAGGAACTGGTGCAGTGACAAAAGCAACTGTGTAAGAAATTGATTTTTGTTATATTGTGATAAATGGGGGATGGGGGAAACTTCATTCCCTTTTTTTATTAAATTTGTAGCATGATAAAAATTAATAACAAAGAGTACAAGTTTAAATTNGGCTTTAAAGCATTGTTAATGTTTGAAAAAGAAACTGGTGAAAGCATTTCNCAAATTGGTGAAAANATGAAAATGGAAACAATTGTTGACATTGCTTTTTGCGGAATGAAATCATCAGGTGAAAAGGTCACAAAAGATTTTATTATTAATGCAATTGATGAGGACATGAGTTTAATTAATGTATTCACTGAAGCTATGTCACAAGATATGGCAGCATTTAATAATATAGATGCTGAAGCAAAAAAGTAAAATTGCCATTGATTAATTTCATAAGGGGGTTTGTGTTAGGTGCGTTAAAACAAACTCCTTTGTGTTTAGATAGTTATTCGATGGTTGACATTTGGGATGCGTACATTGGTCATCGTTTAAACGANAATATAAATGCAAGATCATTGTGGGAAACTGCAAGATTGGTTTCATATGTTACGTTAAAATCACAAGGGCAAAAATCAATGAAACGACCACAAGATTTGATGAAGTTTGAGTGGGAAGAACAAAGCGGTAAAAAAGGAACAAAATCAAATCCATACACAAAAGCAGAAATTGAACAACTTAAAAAATTAAAACCAAATTGGTTTAAGTAATGGCAAGAAAAAACATAAACATAAGGGCTGGTTTTGACTTATTATTTTTTAGCACTGAAAGTCAAAAAATACAAAGGGAGTTAAGAAAACAAGGTAAAAAAATGCAGTCCATTGGGCGTTCAATGTCAATGTCATTGACTGCACCAATAGTTGCACTTGGCGGAATAGCTACAAAAACCTTTGCTGACTTTGAACAATCAATGGCAAAAGTTAAAGCGGTCAGTGGTGCAGTTGGCGAGGAGTTTAACCAATTAAATGATCTTGCAAAACAACTTGGTATTTCTACAAGGTTTAGTGCAACACAAGTCAGTGATTTGATGTTGAATTATTCAAAGCTTGGTTTTAGTGCTGGTGAAATTCAAAAGATAACAAAAGCAACATTAAATCTTGCACTTGCAACTGGCGAAGATTTGGCAACATCTGCACAAGTAGCTGGTGCAACATTGCGTGGATTTGGTTTAGATGCAAGTCAAATGACAATGGT